CACTGAATTTTGGTTTTTGCATATTACTTGCCATAATGCACACCCTCACTTTCCATAAACTTAATTAGCTTTGGTTTAAATTCTCTCAATTTTTCGATTGCCTCGTCTTTTGATGTTGCCTCAATATACGCAGAGAAATTAAACGGATATTTGTTTAATTCTACTTGCGGAGGTGTAAGCTGTTGTTCAACGTGTACAGGCTCTTTTACAGTTTGTACAGGCTTTACATTATCACTTCCCGACTGCACCTGTGCTTGTTGTCTTGCTACTTCCTCAACTGCTTGTGCCACCGCTATTCTCTTTGCACGCTGTTCTTCTTGCTTTATTTTTCTTTCTTTTTCCGCTTGAATAGCTTTATGACGTGCTGCAACGGAGCTTACTGCCTCGGACACATTCAGGTGTTTCTTATATTCAACCAAAATTTCTTCTTTGTCTTCTTGCATATCAATAGCCTTTAAATCGGTTGCTACACGCTCTACAATATTATTTACTTGCTCTTTCAGCTTTTTTTCTGATACTGATAAGGTTATTTTCAAGCCTAATTGTTCAAATGAAATGAAATCAATATTTTTAGCAGTAACCAATTCTTCAAAATACTCTTTTACCGAATTTTCTTTTGCGAGTTTTAACCCATCTTCGATAACATCAATTTTGGCTTTCAGTTGCGAATTGGCTTTTGTATATAGTCCTACACAATCCTTGTATTTGTCCTGCACCGCCTGTATCGGTGCAATAACTTTTTCAATTGCCGTTTTATATACATCATCAAGTCTTGATTTTTCAGCATTCATAGCCGCACGCATTTTTTTAATTTCCTGTCTGTTTTCCTCTGATACTGTAACAGTATCAGCAAATGCAGTACGTCTTTGAATTTCCGCTTTCACCTTGTCCAACTGTTCCGATATGACCGGAAGTTGGTTTATAACTATTAAATCCTGATTATCATTTACGATAATCATTTCTTCTTTATCGTTCATCTCGTTCCTCCTCATACTTTGCGTCAGCCATTACGTCCCAATAATCATCCGGTCTGCCATTATCAAAATAATCTTCGCCGTAATGACCTGTTCTTGCTTCTTCCATTGCCATAAGTGCGTCATAGCTATCACTATTAAAAATCATTGACAACTCACCTCATTTCTGATAGAATAGAAATATGGTATATTGATATGTACCTGATTGCATTGACCGCATTGAGCTGCAACTCTGCGGTCTATTTTTTTTCAATTTTTAAACCCAATTCGCAATGACATGCACTACCAAAATTATCATTTTCTCGGTACATTTTTGTTCTTTTAAACTCTCTTTCTTCATAAATACTGCAACAATTCAACATTTCATCATCAGGCTGAAATGCTGCTCTGAATAGCATACACGCTTGAGCTCGGCTATCTGCGTTGATAACAACCCAACCACCTGTAAAAGGCTGATTAACCAATCCGAATGTAAAGTAAAATTTCATAATTTGCCACCTCCCATTATTATCATCATTAAACTTTCTAAACCTATCAATATCATGCTGAATATGACAACTGATATGATATACTCCATTTTTTCGTGCTTTTGTTTCAGTTTTAATCCCTCGCTTTCTTGTACCTTATAAGCACATATAGACAGGGTTGCTATACATATTTATTTCGGATAATAAGTAATAGTTTTAACAGCAGAACTGTATGGAAATTAATTCATAGGATTTAGTTTTAATTTATAATTTTAACAACCCTGTCCGTATCTGCTTATAAGGCTTGTCCTATATCTCACAGACACATCAGAACCGCCAACCTATTAAAAATAAGTTTTATGGGACGTCTTACATATTAAAAGTTGACGGCTCATATCTGCCTGCGAGATTTTATTTATTATTTACTTGTTTATAATTGCCAAAATTTGATTTGTGTCAGCATTCCACTTCGCATCATATTTGCGTTTTATTATTTGTGGCTTTTTCTTAGCTGCATATCTGCCGTTTTTAAGTGTAGGTAAAACCTGTCCCTCTCCAATCCATAACTTACGACCCTCCGGACTTAAGCTATTCCATATATCAATTATCAACTTCATTGCGTCGTCCATTATTTTTACCTCCAATAATTTTCATTCCGATAAATATACCTATACCAAATGACACCATTGCCAAACCTATCTGTATCATTGTTATCCTCCGTTTCTTGTTTGACATAATTAATGAGCTATGTTATAATGATATTGGTTGTGGGAGTGTGTACGCATAGAGCGTCACGCTCTCTTTTTTATTTCGTAAATAACCGCTCATAATTACTACCCTGCCTTATCTTGTTTATTCATTGCAAAATGCGGTAAAGCATTTACTCCAATTCTTTTGAGAATTGCATTAACATCTTCCGGTGTTTTATCACGACAATAATCATCTGCAATTTTTACATTGGTGTTACCAATCTTAAATTCTTCAACAAATTCACTCATATAATCCACCTCCCAACTTAATATATTTACATCACAAATTGTCCTATTCTGTTTTTGACAAATTCTTTTTCGCCCATAATTTCAGTGATTGAGCCACATTAGATATTTCATCTAATGTTTTTATGACATTATTTAATTTCGGTCGTTCTTCGACAGATATAGCACCGTCAGCGGTTATATCTAATAAGTCTTCTTTCACATTTGATATTTTGCGTAATGTCGATAATGCTTTGATTGTAAGCCTGTCTAAATCCTCAATTTCGATTTTCGGAAATTCTGCACCTAAAGGGCAAACATTGGAACAGTACCAATTTTTCAATTCGGGAGCATTATATACATCTGCCATCATCATAATGCTTTCGACAGGTACAACTTTTGTTAAATCAAGTTCGTAACTTGCTAAAGTTGAACTTGACAATCCCAGCATTTCCGCCGCTCCCTCACGACTGTTTAATTTGTCATTGTACTTTGCCGCCGCCAATCTGCACTTGCAGTACATATTGTTGGCTGCCTTTGTAGGGTTACTTCCCATTTATTTTTAACCCTCCTTCTGATATAATTTAATCATCAGTTAATATTCAACACCAAGTGTTTTACATATAACCTCTTGACAAGTGTAATTAATAGTACGGCAGTTAATAACTGCTGATACATGCTGCCTTGAATAACCTGTTGCTTTAGCTAAATCGTTTATACTCATATCCTTATCAATAAGAGCCTTTTTACAAGCTTTTGCCCAAGGTTTTAATGGTATTCCTAATCTTCCTAATGACATTGCGTTCACCTCCTCTTGTTTAAAGTAGTTGACTTTTGTAGGTAGTTGATGTAAAATTAAATGGAATAGATATAAGTTTGGAACACTTTTGAACTATTCCATTTAATTTTATAGCAGGGATATAGAAACAATGAAAAATTCAACTATATTTTTCAGATATATTTCCCTACAACACTGTCCTCACGGACAGTCATTATTGTAAACATTTGTTGTTTACAATGTTATTATAGATTAGAATATTCTGAATGTCAATGTAATAATTAGAATATTCTTAATTTTGTGACTATTAAACAATTTTGAGGTGTGATTTCTATGGATTATGTTGAGAATATTCTTAAAATAGCAAAAGAAAATAATTATACTAATAAACAATTATGTGAATTACTCGGTAAAAATCCAAGCTATATAAGTGACTGGAAAAGTGGGAAATCAAAGCCTAAAGCCGATGAAATTATATTATTAGCTCAAACATTCAATGTTTCCGTTGATTATTTATTAGGACAAACTAGTAAAAAACACAAAACAGTGTCTTTGGATGATATAGAGAGCGGGAAATTCAATATAGATTATCCAAATGAAAGAATAGATGTACCAATTGAATTTTCTATTACCGAGGATAAGATGAAAGAGTTTTTTTTGTCACCTCAAAAATTCAATGCAATTCTTGATGAATTAAAAAAAATAGTATCTGACAGCGGTTTAAGCATATCCCCATCACCTACACAGGAACAACGAGATGAATTTACTGAATTACTTGAAGATTGTTCTTCTTCTGAAAAGGAACTGATAAAAAGCTATATCAAGTTCGTAAAATCTCAGCGTTCGCCAAAGTGATAGAGTCCAAGAATATATTAATTTTTTAAAAAGTCAAAGAGCAAAAAACGAGGAAAATGATAAATAGAATTAATTAAGTCACATTGAAACAATAAGGAAGTGGTATATTGAAAAACATCTTGTCTAATATTCTAACTTTAATTAGTATATTATCAGGAATAACAGGCATATTATCTTGGCTTATA